CAACCATTTTCATGTGCCAAAAAAGCCATAGCCATTAAGTTAGTGAAACCATTACCAAGTGACGTGGTTACCTCGCCAGACATTCTGCCCACCAAACGAGCTTTGAAATACTTAAAACGGCACTTTTGAATTCCAGTTAGTACGCGCCGTACATTGTACATGATGTAATCATGTTCCGTACAGTTCGACAACAAATATGAGTACAATTGCATTTCACAGCATTCCATAATCCTACCGTTCATAGACGACTCAAAGCTGGTGTGGTCAGTACAATAGTAAGATGCGCCAGCCCTATATAAACGGTCATAGATCACGGACGGTCTGTCATTCAAGGGAATGTGTTTGACAAACCATTGGGTTCCAAATACTTGATTTTCCATGCTCTTCGCATAAGGCCCAAAGAAAGCCTTAAAACGGTCCGATCTCGAGTAGATCCCCCTTGCATGCTTATATTTTATTCCAACATTGCAGTCATTGGAAGAACATGGTTCATGATTCGTATAACTTTCAGTCTTGCCAAAACACTTGCAAGTAAAGTCTTTCCCATTCAACGGTCTCGTTTGTAACGAATCATGGGCTTCGCGAAGTTCATCTTTCCTAGCCTCATTGTAGTCAGTGGAAGCCAACCACTGCTCAAAATCCAAAACTTCGCTTTGTGCTAAAGGAGTCAAGTGCTGTCTCAGCCATACGCGGACGAAAGACCTAAAGTCACGTGCCCGTGGTGGTTGGATGCGATCCCGCTGGCGACAAACTCTATACTGAACACCTTGAAAAACAGTTCTACCGTCGTAGATGTCAGGCATAATAGGAGCCAGCGAATCGAAGCAGCATAACATGCGTTGCATTACATGCTCAATTCCTGAATTGGTCGGTTGCACAATTTCTAGACGAGTCAACTCATCTAGAGGATACAAGTCTGGCAATGGAACACAGCCCAGCCTGTACCCTACGGCCACTTTACGTGGTGGCCTCACGGCCCTCTTTCCGAGGGCGGGAATTCCCCTCAATAGGGGGAGGGGAACCAACCAACCGGCGCTTGAAGCCGTTGTTGGTTGGCTGGGGCTGGGACTAACAAAAAAGGGAGTCCGGCCCGCAACGACACATAAGTAGAAACCAAGAACTTAGTGTCGTTTATAGTGTCAAATTGACTGCTAGGTAGATTAACGTGACCACTTTGTTTCACATAGCGAGCAACAGCATCATCAACAGTCAACTTATCCGGTGCTTTGAAACCTAAGAACTGATTGACACAATCCTGGAAAACAATTGAACTAACACGCAGGTGATAGACATGATGTAATTCCAACATTCCCATCACAGTTTGGAACACACTAGGATGGAAAGAAATTTCAACTTGAATCTCGCGAACATCAACATTGCGTATTAACATTTTTGAAGTACGCAACCTTGGGGCGCGGTCGTCATCTAAAGGCTCTACAATTGCAGGACCCACGTTCAGACACAATAGCCGGCGCGAAGAACAAATTGCACCAACAAGCCAGCTACAAAACGCTCAATGCCAAATAAGTCACCATTAACGACATACAATTCATTGACCGCGAAATCTAACACACCAGGAGTGGATAACTCGGCTTCCTGAAAGCCTCGAGTTACGTCATCATCGTAATTATCAGGATCCAAATGATTGTGTAATTGTTGATACACCACATGAGGGATCAAGAACTCCCTAGTTCTTACGATGGAATTGCAGATACGAACCACCATCACAACAGTGACTATGACCGCCAGGATAATAAGTATCAGAGTGAACCACCAAACAACATTGCCTAACCAGTTGTTCGATTCATAACACACCCCATTTAGCAATTCAAA